GACTTCTTCGACCTTGTAATACTGCATGAAAGCCGTTTGAGCAATTTCGCTAGTTACACGAACAGTCATGGCATTGATAAACAAGCGTTTTGCTTGTTCAACACTATCTCTCTTTGCTACGTCCAGTACCTCTAAACGACGAACAGTATTGTCGTCTAGGCTTAACTGGGCGAAACGCAAAGCAAGTTTGTCATAAAGCAACTGAGCAAGCAGTTCACGGTCGTGTCGTGGCTGGCGAGCATAAGTTGTTATCTGGTAATCGATGTTAACTGGGATAGGAAGTTCTACATCCCAGCCATACTCCGAAGTTTGTGTTGGACCAAGATACCCAAACTTTTCTACGGTGCCAGTAATGCGTCCACGCATTTCACGTTCCGTATCACGCTGAATGTCAATCATGTCAATCGTGATGTAAGGGTAGGACTGATTACGAAGTTCTTGGTCTGGTTGACCAAACCATACCCCAACTTGGCGTGGAACGTCATCTCCTGCGGCTCTCTGGTCATTGACCGTCATGCCTTGCAGGTATGCCCTAAGCGCCTTATCTTCAGAAAGGAGAAACGTCATTCATTTTCTCCCAGTGACGGTTTACGCTAACCATAAACGCATTATTGGCGTTAGTGGGGTCGCTCATAAACTTGCGGATAGCGGCAGTAGGGCGGGTGTGTTCATTGCCATACTCGTGAACAAACGCACGGTCTGTGTGGTCTGGGTGTACTTTGGCGTGGAAGTTGCCATTATCATGGACGACACTCAAGTTATTGGCGACTTCAGCATCCCACCCGTAAGATAGGGCGTGCTGGCGCAACTGCATCGTCATAAAACGTGCGGTATCAGCCTTTGCTTTGTGCGCTGCCTCTGCGAGTTTCTTCACTTCTTTTTGCCTGTACGTTCAGCGATTTTACCGCCAACGTAACCAGCAATCATAGAAAGAATCACCTGTTCTCCGAAGGAAGGTCTTTTGGCTCCACCAGCACCACGAACGAACTCTTCACGTTCACGTGGGTCACTGATGTCTGCCACTCGAGCCCACCAAGGCTTCCAGTCTTTAGATGACATCGCAAATTCCTTTATTCAAGGCGCAAGGCTACATTATGTAGGTAAAATCCGCACGGATGTTTACATCTCTAGGGTAAAAGAAAACCCAGACAATGTCTGGGTAAACTTTGTTAGTGTTTAGACTAGCGAGTCTTTTTACCGATAGATTTGCTGGAAGTGCGACGGTCAGCGTTACGCTCTTTAAAGCCGCCATCCCTGATTGGTCTGGTGCCTGAAGCAGTGATGCTTTGGTTCATCCTTTTAGCCATCTTCTTCATCTGGTTTGAAGAAGCCATCTCATTAGGAGGACCACCAACTGCACTCAACTTAGCGACACCTTTTTTAATCTTCTTAGAGTCGCCTGTAGAGATACCCTTGCTTAGTAGGGCGTCTGCTTTCTTAGCCGCTGGGCGGCGCATGTTTGCTGGCATTACTTCTTACCTGTCTTAGCCTTGAAAGCCTGAATACCTGCTTTTAGAGCGTTCTTAGTGGCTGCCTTAGGAATTCCACCAGACTTCATTAGGCGGTTAGCCGCAGCGTCCTTCTGTCGACGTGCAGTCTCTTTAACCTCTGGGTTGTCGCTCTTAACCTGCTTCTTAAACTTCTCAGCCATTACTTTGGCGTCCTTCTTGGCTGCTGGTCGCTGAGATGGCTTAAGAGTTTTTGGAGAGTCACTCTTGTAGTTGGCTTTTGAGCCTTTAGGTGCTAGTGGCATTATTTCTTTCCTGCTTTCTTTTCACGCTTGTCTTCGGCTTTCTCGCCTTTTTTACCCTCACGCTTTTCATGGGCGGCTTCCTTAGCCTTAATGCCACGAATAATCTTGGCATCAATCTTCTTGTCCTCAGCCATAGTGCGAGGCTTCTTCTTGGCACCGTGAGCGTCGTCAGCCTTCTTGAAGGCAGCCTTTTCACTCTTCTCCGTTAGACCAGCCTTACGGAGCATAGAAGCATCCTTCTTCTTGTCCTTGGCTTCGGTGTACTTGCCTTTTTCGTATGGTTTAGCCATTAGTAGGCTCCTTCTTTCCACAACCGCAGTTGTCGCATTTGCACTCAGGCATTACTTCTTACCGCCCTTCATTTTTCCAATTGAGTTTTTCTTACGAGCAGTGATTGACTGGTCTCGCTTCATGTTTGGGTTCTTCTTGGTCTTGCACGCTGGACAAGTACCACACTTGCATGCTGGCATTACTTACCGCCCTTTGTCTTTGACCTATAAAATGCCTCTGGTCTACCACCTTTAGCAACAATTGATTGGTTAACCCTTTTGTCTAGGTTGGCTAGAGCACTAGAACTTTTAGCGGTAGGATTAGCGTCTTTAACACCCAGTTTATTTGCTTGGGTAGTCTTCTTTAGGTAAGTCTTAAAGGACTTGTTTTCTACAGGAAGGTCAGGGCTTAACGACGCTTTTGCCTTAACGAAAGTTTTGTTAACTTTCTTATTTACCTTAGCGGCTGCCTTTTTGCCTATTGCCATCTACTTCTTCTTTCCTGCTCGACGCTTGTTTTCTTTAGCGACGTTGTCTTTGTGCTTCATTGCCTTCAGGTTAGACATGCGGTCATCACCTGCACGACCCTTGTTGTTCTTGTGGTCAACATCGGTGTCTTTACTCAGTTTACCATTTTTTGCTTCGTAGTCAGCCCTAGCCTTATTTTTGCTAGTGGTTTTCCAAGTGCCGTCGGCTTGCTTAGTTTTGTAAACGTAGATAGGGCGTCCACCGTTAGCGGCAGACCCTTTGTATGGTCCAAATTTCTTAGTCTCAGCCATTAGAACTGCTCTCCTGAAATGTTGCGGTTTCCTGCTTGAGCGCTTTCTTTATTGCAGCCCATGCACCAGTTCTCTGGGTTCTTCTTTAGTTCCTTAGCCTCAGCCATTGACTCAGCGCCAGCGTATTCCCCATCATGGGTCTCACTGTTGCAGTACACCTCGTATGGAGGATAACTGCCAGGCATCTTGGCTATTTGAATGTGGTTAGCCATTACTTCTTTTTCTTTTTGGCAGCGTTCATGTTGTCGACAAGATTGGGGTATGGGCGACCAGCAGCCTTAGCACGAGCCTTAGCCGAAGCCTTCTGCGACTTAGACAGAGGCTTGTCTTTCTTAGTTGGGTCTGGCTTATTCCAGACTTTCTTCTCAGCCATTACTTCTTGCCCTTCTTAGCGTCAAGACGCTTTGACATAGCGGCAGCCTTAGATTTAGCATCAGCCTTAGATGATGCGCCCCAAGCCTGAAGGCTTAGGAGAAGACGAGTAGGTTCTCCATTAGGTTTACGCTCAGGACCAGGCATGCCACCCATACGGGCTAGGAACGATGCACGTCGAGGATTATCTCCAGACTTAACTGGCGACTTCAAGTTTGAGCCAGGATTGGCTCGTTCATAGGACTTGCGCCCCTTTTCGTTCAAGCCACCCTTAGGGTTCTTGCCCGCTTTCTTCTGCCATGCTTCGCTTGCCATTAGTCCTTCTTAAATCTAGGGGTCTTCTTAGGACCTTTGCTTAGAGTGCTGTAACGGCTGTGAGTCTTCTCGCCAGCAACATCGTGAGCGCCCTTCTTGATGTTGCCACGGTGCTGTGCCTTGACAACCTTTTCAGCCTTACCGTTTGAATCTTTGGTGTTGGCAACGTTAGCCTTCTTCTGGGGCTTTGCTTTAGGTAGTGACATTATTTACTCTTTTTCTTCCTCTGTACTTTTTTAGGTAACTTCTTATTTGCGGGCGTATGTGCTTCCCACTCTGACGCCATTTTAGGATTGGTGGCATACATCCACTTCCTTTGCTGCTCTGATTTAAAAGGCATGATTACCAACTAGATAGGGCAACACGTTTCCAAGTGTTAGTTGCTACACATACGTACAGGAACCCAGATGCGTAGGCTAACTGCCCTGCGGTTCCTGTAGCCGTTGCATTTGCGGGCACAGTGGTCCAGGGACCAACCTTGGTGTCTAGGTAGTCTAGGGCAGTGTTCAGGGTAGTACCCCAAGCGGTCTGTCCGACAGTAGGTTTAACAAGTGGCATTATTAATCTCCGTAAATGTTTGAGCCATAGCCTCCACCGCCATAGCCTAGTAGGGTTATTCTACGTTCTACCTTAGATGGTAGCGCATAGTTCTGGAACTGCGGGTCGTTAACCAACTCTTCAGCGTTAACCTGGTTGCAGTCAACGGTAACCACTGTGTAGCGATAGCCGAAAGCGCCACGGGGGATTACTCGTGTAGGAACAAAGACCTGACCTTTATAGACAATTCGGTCTTTGATGTGTTGGGTAGGGTTAGCCAGAAGGTCTGGAAGCATACGGCTCACTTCGCCCACGTTCATAACTAGGCGCAAGGTATCTGAAACATAGAAACCTCGAGCGTTCATCACGTTGGTTGAACGAATAAGTTGAGCCATGATTACAGGCATCTTGATTGGAAGCATCCAACGACGACCCTCACCAACGACTGAACTAGATACATCATAAATTTCGTCAATGATGGTCTCGTACTTATCGTCTAGGTAATAGTCTTGCCAACGCCACCAGTCAACGTCTACACCAACGGTTGCACCAAGTTCTTCGCCAATGCCCTCATACATAGACTTGGCTTCGTAGTCGATGCTGAATCTACCGTTGTCGGCTCCACCACCACGCATAAATGCTCCTTAAATAGGGTTATGCCCAAGCACCAATAGAGTTGGTGCTGCTGCTTCCAACTGGGGTTACTTTAATGTAGGACCCTTGCTGAATGTTTGGTGCTTGAGTAAGCCCGCTAGTGCTGCTCAAAACTAGTTGGGGGGTAAGTGTTCCTGCGGTAGTTGTGCGGAAAATTCCACGCTTTACGTAAACGCTGTAGATAATGTTTCCTCCAGAGCCAGTGGCTATGGAAGTGTTGAGTCCATCAGTAAACTTGTGGTTTACGGCTGTAGAAGTAGAGTATCCCGTAGTGTTGTATGACAATTGGTACGCTGCCGTAATCAGGCTGTAAGAACCACCGTAACCCCAAGTGTCCGAAACAGTGATAGTACCTGAGTTTGGCAGGTAATCAAAAGCAACATACATTTCGTATTCGTAAGTGGTTGTTGCCGATAATGGTAGTCCCACGCCAAACAGTGACTGTGCTGAAGTGGTAGACGACAAAAGCCTGTTACTAGCAAGTAGGTAGTAGTGCGTTGAAAGCAGCAAGCCTCGCTTAGTAGTTGTAGCG